CGTTAGCACCAATGTTAACGAAGCACATCGCACTTTCTTTTATTCCAGTTTTGAGTTAGCTGTAAGTTTTGGTCGGGAATAACCACGTAGTAGTTTGGCTTTTCATCTATTACCGTGCCATCAAATGTTTCGTCTGTATCTGTTGGATAAAATCTTACCCTTACAGCAGGAACACACACACTGTTGCCAACACTATGTATAGTGCATGGCTGCTCGTTTTTTGAAAGTTCTTTTTCCATATTAAAGTTTGTTAAGTTTTAAAACTATGTGGCTTCGATTGATGGCAGCCACGACACCATACATTTTACGTTATCAACAACCTTAAACAAGGTCGCTGTCAGTTTCAAGAAATTTGATTTTCTTTTTGTTTTCCATGTGCTTATTGTAATCATGCTCTAAGGCACAAGTATTGATAATCTTTCCGGCTGTATTAGCAAGCTCTTTTCCTAATTTAATAGTGCGTTGCTGTTTTTCCATTAATTCGTAATTCTCAATTAATTTTTCTCTGAGTTCTCTAATGTTTTGCATAGTCTTTTTGTTTTAATTATCATTCTTTGAATTGATATTAATTCTGGATACTGCCTTAGTTCTTTAGCTTTTAGTTTAGTTTTTCTACTGAGTCTATTTATTACATATCCATCATTTAATAAGTCACATTGCTTTTTAGCTTTTTTTGTAGAATATTCAGAATTTTTTTTATGTAATTCTTGTTGATATTTTCTATTTCTAATGCGACTTTTTGTTTTATATTTTTCTGTTTTATGATATTCAATGTGATACTTTTTGTATTTATCAGTTTTTCTATATTTGCCCAAAGCCTTTTTTGATGATTCCTTTTGTTTAGGATTATTGTGATATTTTTTAGAGTTTTTGCATTCTTTACAAATAGAATCTATTCCGTTTTTTAATTTACTATTTTTAACAAATAAGGATTTTTCTTTCTGTTTTAAACATTTTCTACAGACAAATAAAGGCAGTTGATAACCGGCGGTCATAGAACATGCCGGGTTAACTGGTTCTTGTATCTGTGTGGTTTCGTTTATCATTGTTTGTAATTTTTTACTTTAAATCTCGTATTTCCGGCACGTTCCATACCGCTTACACGTTATAATGAATTAAGAACACATTATGTTTTTAAATAATTATTTACAAAATCATAATAAATCTGACCGGCTGCAAAATGCCTGATAATTATTTCTTCTTTCGGAATTGCCAATTCAGGTTTATAATATTGCTTCAAAATATCCTGGACATGACTATCTTTATCGGTCAACTCATCAGGAATAATAGTCACATTATAGTTAACAGGTAAAAGCTGTATATTTTCATTCTCAATATCGTTTTGTCCAAAGTGCTTCCCCAAAGCTAAATAAAAAGCATGGTTATCATTGAATGACTTATTACATGCCGGCTCAAATGATAGCATTATTTCAAATAAGTTTTTTACCCAGTCGCAAACGTGAACAGAAAAGAATCCCATGCAATAAAGGCCGGTTGATTCAATCGGAATTGCAAAAGTCTTTTCAAATGCTAAATCCTTTGTCATATCCATGATTAAACTATCTGAATCTATATAGGTGATTATATCGCCTTTCCTGAACCTTTTCCAATTTTCCTGAATCCATATAATCTTTGACCAATGAATATGTAAAGGATAAGCGACATTATGGTTAATGACAATAAGCTCAAAATTATTCAATTGACAATATTTATCAAAGTTAGGCTTAACAATTGACTTGAATATCCGGTTCATTTCGTGGCCTTCAGGATAGGCATTTAATGTAAGCAAGTATTTTTTCACGTTGTCAAAGTATCTATTATTGTCCTAAACGACTGTGAATATACGAAATAATTTTCATAATAATACTTTACATTCGATTGATATTTATCAATATCAACACTTTTTAACATTTCAGGTAAATCTTTTATTTGATCAGGATAAATCTTAATGCAATATTCTGACATTGGAATATTGAACGGTTCCCAGAAGTCATCAGAAATGTACACCGGTATACAACAAAAAGCCATTGATTCAAATAATCTGAATGATGTTATTCCATATCCACGTGGACAAAGAGCAAATATTGATTGTTTTAAATACTGATAGTATTTATGTATGTTGATAGTCTGGAGCTGCACAAATTCACTATCCAATTCCTTTACAAGCTGCTCACGTATAGGATGGGTATTTGCGCCAAAGAATGAAAATAAGATGTCCTTTTCATTTAAGCTTATCTTTTGAGGCTTATTATTTATAGGCTGTGAAATCAAAGGCAATGGATAATAACCAGGCTTTTTACATCCCATCGAATAAACCAAAATATCTAATCCTAAAACATCATTCAAAATACCATCATCATATTGAATTATAGTAAAGTACTTTTTACTTTTATCCAATGTGTCAATATATGACTGTAAATATTTCTTTGCTGAAACATCGGAACCATAAGCATGATTTACATAATAAGCAGTCCAATGAATAGGCAAGTAAGTTCTAAATGTATTCGGCTTTGTTTCATTGAATTTCTTTTCAAAATACCTTTCAAAAGGTAGTGCATTTCCTTCTGGATAAACAACATTTTGCACCGGTTTAAATTCAATCGGTACATTTTCCATGTTCAGGAATACTTCTTTCTTTTCGGGTGCAACATAACCTTTTAAAGTTAAATGGTTCTGCCATCCGTCTGTATTGTTTTCCAGGAAATAGTCTAATTCATCCCTGAATTTAGCTTGTCTTCCCTCACGTTTACCATGCTTCAAATAATGGTCATAAGCATTTACAAATATGCCATTATCAACGGCTGTTTTAACATCTGGATATAAATTGAAATAATATTCACTGTCAAAAAGTAGTTCCTGACTTACCATGTTTTTTCCATATAAATTAAATGTAAAGGACAAGCTACAATATCAGTATTATGTTTAACTGAAAATTCATTTATGCATGTTGTTAGCTCAGGAAAGTAAGGATGTGCATAATCATGGCAGGCAATAATACCACCTTTTTTAACAAGTGGGTTATAATTTTCTAAATCCTGTTTTAATTGTTCGTATGTGTGCAAACCATCGATAAACACGAAATCAAACAGCTTATTCTTTAGCATGTTAAATGCCGTGTTTGATTCATACCGATAATGGATATAGTTTTCGCCTTTTAGCCTCAGCATGACAAAATCATGTAACAGGTTCCAATCTTCCTGAGATTCTAAGCCGGGCATCCCTGGATTATACATCTTGTAAGGATCAACTCCATAAAGCTTATCAATGCCTGAGTTTAAGATTCTTTCAGCATGCCCCCCAGCAAATACTCCTATTTCAATACCTGTTTTATACCCACGTTCTTTAATTAAGTTCGGGATAACATCGTAATAGGCTGCATAATTCTTATCCGTTTCAGCCATGATGGAAATGATTTGATGAGCTTTGTATTTCATATTATTAAGTTTAGTTTAAATTCCAATCCAATCAACCGGGCAAATCTCATAACCATTGCGCCCGCTTTCTTTTGAAAACCAGTGCAAAGGAAATATTATCACTCTTTTACGTTCCGACAAATACGCACCCCAAAAAGAGAAAGTACTATTTGACATGATTACTGAATCGCAATTCGCCATAAAATAAATATCATCCAACGGTTCAGTATTTTCCCGAAATGAAACGTTTTTTAAGTCTGCAAAGTTTTCTTTACACCATTCAATATCATCAGAGCAAAATACAATCTTATCTGGTTTAACTAGGCTAATTGCCTTTGTAATGTATTCTTTACTAATAGGTGGAAAGTTGACAGTATCATATAAGAAGTCACCCCTGCGAACGTGTATAGCTGTTGTATTTGGCTGCCAGTCATCCGGAACCTTAAAAACATCATGCATCAATTCTGATTTCATAAAATCGAAATACTCATGTCTTTGGAAGAATCCGACTAATGTTAAATTTTTCTTATAAGGAATTGGCGCAAATTCGTTTATTTTATCCGGTGCGATGTAAATATTTTCTGGTTTTCGGCTGCGTTTTGGCAGGTCTGGGAAGTCTGGATGGAAATTAAACTCCGGTTTATCATTATATTTTTTAGCCATTGCATAAGTAACAGCAATTTGAAACATGTTATTCCCCAACCGGCCTAACCACTCACAAGTTATCATATCAGATATTTATTCCGTGTGAACACCTTTGAAAATGTTCTAACAAAGGTAGTGATTTATTCTGATATTCACGCAATGCAGCAAATACATTTACAGCTCTTTCGTGAAAATGTCCATGCTCAGGATATATCAGTATTTCAGGCACAAATTGATAATACCAATCAACAAAATCAGATAAGAACTTTTTAGGCATTATAAAATTAGATGTTGCATTCCAATAGTTTTTATGAGAAGCTTTGAAATATTCATCAACGGTTAACAACTTTGTAAAGTTTGGTACACATTGCAAAAACATTGAATCAGGTAATTTCCGATTAATAAAACCGTAAATAGTATTATTGTCTAATTGTAAACTATTAATTACTTGTTCAAAGTCCGGTTTAAGTTTAACATCGTATTCAAATATTCCTACATAATCAGTCAGGCAAATATCATTCTTTGCTATCGCATACCAGGCAGTAAAGGTTAACAGGCTGGGCAAGTGTTCAATATTGTGGAGCATCCTGTTTGCTGTTAAGCCTGTGTAATATGGCATTTGGCCTACATTGAATAATTTAACATTTTCATTATAAAATAAATCAAAATTATTTTGCTTGAAAAAATTAAACGATTCTTCATCATGGAAAACTACATAAATAGTGATATTTTTCATAAGGTTTTAAATATTTCTTTCAATTGTTCATGTAAAGTATTATTGTATTCAGAATCCAAACAAGGAGCTGCAAATGAATCTTTATTTCCTTTCGGGCAAAACTTTAAATCTGCTCTTTCATGTAAAAAGCAAGGCTGTAAATCGCAATCAGATTCAATATCATACGATTTAGTATGAATATAGTATTTAGTCCTGGATTCAGTTGTAAATGAATTATACAATCCTATTGCCGGCTTTCCTATTCCTTCCCTGAAATGTAAAGCTCCAGAATCAACACTAATCACCATGTCAGCATCAAAACAGTCTAATAAGAACGTTTCTAAATCAGTCTTTGGAATAATATTTATTTCTTTAGGTATTTTTTCGCCAGACATTAAAGAAGATTCATAAACGAAAATATCATAGTTGTTTTCCGGCAAGGCTGCAATTATATCCGATGCTTTACATGTTCGCATCATGATAGTAGACTTATTGCAGATAAGCAGTGATTTACTATTCAAACTATATTGTTTCTGTAAATAGCTTATATTTGATTCTTTATCATTTATTCTGTATTGTTTCAAATCCGGCCTCAAAAACTCTTTATCAGGTTCATTTTCTTCTATAAATTCAAAGAACAATTCAAACCAATTCTTTGAACTGCCATTTTCAATAATACCTTCCCCTTGGAATTTTGCCCAATTTCTAAAACGTTTATCAAAGCCGTTAATGGTTAACTTTCTTTGAAATGGTTCAAATGCTCCATAAACTTTATAAGGTTTAATCACAAACCAATCAAAAACAGCAGAATATTTCATGTTCGTTATGAAATGGATTCTTTTGTCATCAAAATAGTCGATTATGCTTGTCAAAGCTATTAAATCCCCTATTCCTCCATACCTGACAATTATCATATCAGTAAAATTGCCGTCTTTTGTTGCTTTGTCAAACATGGAATCGAATACAATAAACTTTACATATTCATCTATTTTATTTATGGTTCCTGTTGTTTTGGCAGTCAGTTCAAAGGATTCTAAGATTTGTTTTCTCAGGTCAGGTGATGACATCCTGAGTTCTCCGGCATTAAAATTTAAACCTCCTATTTTAAAAGGCCTTTCAATTAACATTGATTCGAGTTTCATCATTCAATAATTAGGGTTATTCCGAATACTATTCTATTGCCATCTATCCAGAAGTATATTCTTTCGGTGCGTTTTATGTAAATAAGGTCTGTATATTTCATCTGATTATTTTCTTTTTCTTGTTTATCAGTACTGTTGTGGCATAACGTACGCTATCAAGTCCGTGGTTTTGATCATCGATGGGAACCTCTCCTTTTTTATCAGCCCAAACATAATTCATCAATTCTTTTGCTAAATTATAGCTATTTTCAGTTAAAACCAACTGATAATTAGAAATCAATTTAATGTCATCCAGAATTTTATTCTTTACCACTGATTTAACATTTAAACCTTTTAGCTGAAGATCTTTAATTGTCCTTAATCCTGCACTATCAGCAATAATCAAGGCATTACGCTTGCTTATTTTGGCTGAAATCTCACGGTATAAAGTATCTGTATTTTGATTATTCTTATAAATGATTTCATCCAGGTATATCTGTTTAGTCTTATGATTAACAGCTACCTTAATCATTGCATCCGGGTCTTTTACTCCAAAATCAAGGCCATAAACATAAGGTAGTGAATTGTCAAATTCGCCATAAATCCAACTATTAAATATAGTTCCTTCCAGATACCCAACCTCACCAAGTCCGTAAACACGCCACCAATTTTCATTTGATTGTCTGGATTCAATTTTATCAATTATCGATTGGTCTAAATAACAATTGTCTTTATAAGTTGACTTTATCAGTACGTGTTTTTCTTTAGGTATTACTTCTGTATGTACCCAAAATTCACGAACAGGATTATAATCTAGGAAAACAGCCTTTTTAGTCCTGATAACAAGTTGAGTGTACACATCATAACTCAAATGATTACATTCATTTATGAATAAAATATCTCTACGAGGCCCATGTACTTTGGATAAATTGTCCGCTGAAAAAAACTCAATTATACAATTTCCTACCTGATATGTTAACTCTGTTTTATTCCTGATATTCTCAATTACAATACATTCTTCAATTAGTATATTTTCAAAATCACGAATTGCACCTAATTTTAAATGCGGGAAGGTATAACTGACTATTGAAATGATTTTCTTTGACTTGGAAGTTATTGCAATTTGATATAATAACTGCAATACTGAGAATGTTTTTGAACTTGATGAACCACCTTGATTAATTATAAGTAGGTTCCTGTCTATGTATGCTTGTAGATTTTTACTAAATATTTTAGTCGTTTTCATTTTTTAACCGCTCCAAATTATCCCTTGTAGCAATATCCTGAACTATTATCGTTGATTGTAGCTTTTCGCCTTTGCTGGTTATGTCTGAATTATTCCAGTTTGTTGATAGTGCTTTTCTTTCCTCATCAGTTCCAATCAGTTTGTATAATGCAATTATCTCAGTTCCATTTCCTTCTGATAGTCGTTTTCTCAAATTGATTTTTTGCGTTATCCTGTTTTTATATAGGTTTTCTTTTAAGGCGTCAAGTTCGTCACTATTTTCTGGAAAGTAAGTATAAAATGTTTGTTTTGAAACGCACAAATAATCAATTATATCCTGTACAAAAAAGAATCCCATTTTTTTGGAAAGCTCTAAAGCCTGTTCATATATTTGTTTTTTATTGTATGCCATTATAAAAATATTATTTGTTTTAATTTTTCAATCATTTCTTTCCTTAAATATGGTTCTGATATTCTCCAACTTTTTTGTATTGCCAAATGTTTTTCAAAATCTTGATTACAATATTCTATTTTGTTAGTTAATTCTTTATGACTTGAAACAATATAATCTTTTATTTGGTCTTTAAATTCTGCTATTTCAGATTTTAAAATAGTATTCCAACAATTAACATCAAAAAATACTACATTATTACAAAAACCAGCTTCATACCATCTATTAGCTAAATTATTAAATACTGAATGGGTGTATTTATCTTCTATATAAAGTGAATACCTGAATTGATTAAGCGTTTCTTTTCCTTCCTTCCAATCAATATGTTTAATTAATTTCGATCTACATCCATAATGGTAAAAATGTTTGTGGTTTTTTGGGTGTGTACTTAGATAAATATTACCTTGCAAATACTCTTTACAATATTCCATTCTATCTGAACGATACCTTGAATAATAAATACAATCGTATTTTTTATTAGTTAATTTATTAGCTGGTTTTGCAATTAATAGATTTGTATTTAAAAAATTTTGA